GTTCTTTTATGTGAAGGTCACACTTACACTTTATATTCTGATGGAACTAATGTTGTAAAAGCAGGTGAATTAAAAAAATGGAGAGCAATAACAGCAGCTGAAACAGTTCAAGCTGGTGCTCAACTTTTAGTAAATACAAATGGTGGAGCAGTTACAGTAACATTACCAGCTTCTCCAAGTGCAGGTGATGAAGTTTCATTTATAGATCAAGGATACGATTTTAATACTAACGCATTGACTGTTGGTAGAAATAGTTCAAATATAGCTAATGCAGCTGCGGATTTAGTTGTTAATACACAAGGTGCTGGCTTTAGTTTAGTTTATTCGGGAGACGCTACTACTGGCTGGACATATAGGGAGAAATAATAAATGTCTAATTACGAGGCCACAAAATACGATTTTGATGGAGCTAGCCTTTCAGGTGTTCAAGGAATTGCAACGGCAACTATTATGCCATGGTCTTCTTCGTCAGTACCGTCTGGATTTTTAGAATGTAATGGTGCAAATGTTTCAAGATCAACTTATTCTGATTTATTTGCAGTAATAGGTACAACTTACGGCGCAGGTGATGGTTCAAGCACTTTTGGTCTACCAAATTTACAAGATAACATACCTGTTGGAAAATCTGGTACTAAATCTTTAGCGTCAACTGGTGGAGCAAACACTGTAGCCTCAACTGGAAACGTAGCAGGCTCTACAGCCAATGCAACTTTATCAACAGCGCAACTTGCTTCTCATAATCATGGAGTTACAGGTGCGCGTTTTACTGGAAATAATAACGTTAAAGGAGCTCAAACACAGCAAATTAATGTTAACACACAAAATACAGGATCTGGACAAGGTCATTCACATAACATGTCTGCGACCTTTACAGGAGATGCAACATCTGTTATACAACCTTATTTAACAATAATTTATATTATAAAAACTTAAAGGAGAAAAAATGGCAACTAACGCAAATTGGACAGTAGTATTTGATGATAAAATAATTATTAAAAACTACTCAGAAGGTGCTAATGAAGGTGTAGGGCACAAAATCAACAATGATTCTTTTTGGAACGATTCTAAATGGTCAAATATTTGGGCAATTCAATATGTTTCAGGTAATGAAGATTATAGTGATAGTGTAGAATATAGAGATAATACAGCTCATACTTCATGGACGGCAGCTAACTTAGGAGATTTTAAAACTCAATTTATTGATAAATGGGACGCAGCTCATTTATCTGAATTACAATCTAATTGGGATGAAGATAATGCTGAGAGTGAAACTGAATCTGAAAAAATTACTAGATTAGGTGCAAGACCTACATCTTATTCCTCATAGGAGAATAAATGGCAAATTATGAAGCTACAAGATATGATTACGACGGTGGTAATATCACCGGACTTGTAGGAATTCCAACGGCAACTATTATACCGTGGTCTTCTTCTTCAGTGCCAACAGGTTACTTAGAATGTAATGGTGCGAATGTTTCAAGATCAACTTACGCAACTTTATTTGCAGAAATAGGAACTACTTACGGTGCGGGAGATGGATCAAGTACTTTTGGTTTACCAAATTTACAAGACAACGTAGCACTTGGAAAATCTGGTACTAAAGCTTTAGCATCAACTGGAGGTGCAAACGCAACTGCAAACTCTGGAAATGTTGGTGGATCAACAGCTAATGCAACTTTATCAACAGCGCAACTTGCTTCTCACTCTCATGATGGATTTCAACTTGGTATAGCAGATTCCATGTCTACTCAATATTGGCAAAGATTTAGTCGACAACAAAGATTTCCTTCTACCAATAGCACTGGTTCTGGACAAGGTCACTCTCACAACATGAGTGCTACTTTTACAGGTGATTCAACGTCTGTTGTACAACCTTATTTAACAGTAATTTATATTATAAAAACTTAGGGAGAAATGAACTGTGTCTAATTACGAAGCAACTAAATACGATTTCGACGCCGCAAATCTTACAGGCATTGAATTAATTCCTACTGCAACTATAGTGCCTTGGACTGCTGCTTCTATTCCAACAGGTTTCTTAGAGTGTAATGGTGCGAATGTTTCAAGATCAACTTACGCAACTTTATTTGCAGAAATAGGAACTACTTACGGTTCAGGCGATGGTTCAAGTACTTTTGGTTTACCAGATTTACAAGATAAATGTTGTATTTCAAAATCTGGTACTAAAGCTTTAGGATCAACTGGAGGCGCAAACACTGTAACCGCAACTGGAAATGTTGGTGGTTCTACAGCCAATGCAACATTATCTACGGCTCAACTTGCTTCTCACTCTCATGGAATAGGATCTGGAAGTGGTACACCTGGAGGTGGTAATAACGCTTTAGGATCTGCTCAATCAGGAATAGCTAATACTAATTTACAAAGCACAGGATCTGGACAAGGTCACTCTCACAACATGAGTGCAAACTTTTCTGGTGATGCAACTTCAGTTTTACAACCTTATTTAACATTAATTTATATTATAAAAACGTAATATTAAAATTACCTTAACATCATCCAAGAAGTTAAAATATATTTTTCTCCAGATAAAGGAGGATTACCTCTATGTAGATATGGAAATCCAGCGGGCCAAATAACTATTCTTCCTTTTTTTGGTTTTACTCTTTTTGAAAAATGTAAAAATTCTGTTTCTCCACCCTCTTCAACATCATTTAAGTATATACTAAAAACAAAAGCTCTAGGTTCATTATCAAATCCTTTACCATGTTCAATATGCCAAACGTGATAACCTTCCGTAGGTAAGGTTTTTTGAATTTTTAAAGAAGTAAAATAAAAAGGAACTCCATAAGCATCATCAGCTCCTACATTTTTAACATAATGATTCCAAGCTAAATCAAAATTTAACATTATTGTTTTTAACTCTTCCCACCATACATTCATATTATTTGGTGCTGCAAAGTATTGTTGATCTTGTTTTTGTAAAACAGATGCTTTTTCAAAACCTATTCTATTAATAGTATTATTAAATTTATTTTGATCTTCAAATAATTTAATGGCTTTATCACATTCCTCTGAAAGAATGTAATTATCATAAATTCCTATAAAATTATCTATATTAACTGTTTTATCTTTCATTTAATTTTTTTTTATAGTCAAAATGTTTATGTTGAGAAATATTGAATATTAAACTATATCTGTTTTTTTCTTCTTGAGATGTATCAAATCCATGTAGTATGTGAGGTGGAAATATATAATAATCTCCTGGTTCAGGATTTATTTTTAAATTTAATTCAGGAAGTATTAAATCACATCCTTTTGTTAAATATAAGATTCCATGAAGATCAGGGTGAATATGATAATCTAAACTATCTCCTTTTTTTATTTCATTGCCCCAAGCATTTTCAATAGTATTTTTTTCTAAAAAATGTTCAAATATGTCAGCATGAGTTGTTTGATGTTTATTAATAAGAAAAGTCATAAAATTAATAAAATTAGATTTATTTACAAAATAATTCCAATCCGTCATTCCACCTTTTACGTTTGTATAATTTTCCATTTTTGGATTTAAATTATTTTTTACATCCATCATAAAATTATGAATAAGATCAGGGTAAGGATAATGTCCAAATATAATATTTACTGTTCTTGGATAAGTAATAAATAAAGAATTTTTTTCTTCTGCTAATGGGTTATTTTTATTAAATAAACTAATCATTTTGCGACTTTCATTCTCTGTAAAACTAATATATAAAGCACTATATGCTACAAAAATTAAATTTCAAGCCTGGTTTTAACAAGATGGTCACAGATTCAGGAGCTGAATCTCAATGGGTAGATGGTGATTTTGTTAGATTTAGATATGGATTACCTGAAAAAATAGGTGGTTGGAATCAATTATCTATTGCAGGTGAAACTTTACCTGGAGCAGCACGTGCTCAACACACCTGGACATCTTTAGCTGGTGAAAGATATGCAGCTATTGGAACTTCACAAGGTTTATTTTTATATTACGGAGAACAGTTTTTTGACATTACACCATTAGATACAGCTATTACAGGATGCACATTAACAACTGTTAATGGCTCAAATGTTTTACAAGTTAATAAAGGCTCTCATGGTCTAGAAGTTGGAAGATATGTAACTTTATCTGGCGTAACTGTTACAGGTGCATCAGATTTTACAACAGCAGAATTAGAAAAAGCTTATGAAATTTTAACAGTTGCAACAGTAGATAAATTTACTGTGCAAGCTGTAAGAGCTGAAGGTGGATCAGGTATGACTGCCGCAGGTGCTGCAACTGTTAATCCTTACGTTGAAGTAGGTCCTGTTTTTCAAACCGCAGGTTATGGTTGGAGTACTTCTACATGGAATACTTCTACTTGGGGAACTGAAAGAACTACAAGTTCTGTAATCCTAGATCCAGGAAACTGGAGTCTTGATAACTATGGACAAGTTCTTGTTGCAACAATTAGAGATGGAGAAACTTTTACTTGGAATGCAGGAGCATCAAATGCTAGAACAATTAGAGCGTCTAAATCTACATCAGGTTTTTCAACTTCAGCTAACCCAACTGCATCAAGATTAACTCAAGTATCAGATAGGGATAGACATTTATTTCATTTTGGAACGGAAACAACTATTGGAGATTCTACGACTCAGGATCCAATGTTTATAAGATTTTCAAATCAAGAGGACTTAAATGATTATGCACCAACTGCAGTTAATACTGCAGGTACATTTAGATTAGATAAAGGAAATAGAATTGTTGGAGCAGTATCTGGTAAAGATTATACTTTAGTATTAACCGATAGCTCTGCTTATGTAATTCAATTTGTTGGTCCACCATTTACATTTAGTGTAAGACAAGTTGGTACTAACTGTGGATTGAT